AGAATTTAATGTTGAAACTGTACCACCAGCACTCTGACCAACCAAAACAGCTGTTAAATCTTGACCCCTATAAATACCTATCCTAACACTATCAGAACCAGCGGTTGAAACTGAAAAATCAACTTTACTTATAGTTAAATCATAAGGTATTTTAAAATTTAGATAATAATCATTCGAACCAGTACCTACTGCAACACTAGATGTTGCTATTGGAACAACTGCAACACCAGAATTTGGTAAGTTTTGATATGTTGTCGCTGACAACACACTAGTTGAAATAGTACCACTAGAAGTTAAACCAGTTACAGTATTAAATAATACATTGAATGTACCACCAGTATTATTTATGTATGTGAATGTGTTATTAGAATAAGTACCACCAGACACATACACGTCAATAGGTAAATTATAATATGTCGTTGCTGATATTGTATTAGCTGTTAATGACGTACCAGATATACCCCCATAAATAATTAATTGAGGTGAAGTTTCATTCACCTCTAATATAGGTACACCATTTATCCCATCAACCCAAAATAAGGGTCCAGAAGTATAATCAGCAACACTAAATATAGTGTTTCCACTTAAATTTTGAACACTAAATATAGGGTTTGATGTATCACCAGAACCAATTATCGTTAAGACATTAGGACCAGAACCAGATAATGTTGCTGATGTGGCAGTTAAACTATTTAAAATAGTATTTTCAGTTACAGTTAAATTTCCATTAACTGTTAACCCAGTCATTGTATTAAAAAATACATTGAATGTACCACCAGTATTATTGGTATAAGTGAAAGTATTATTTGAATAAGTTGAACCAGTTACAAATATATCTTGAGGTAAATTATAATATGTTGTTGCTGATATTGTATTAGCACTTAACCCACCAGTAAATATAGTAGCACCAGTTACAGTTCCACCAGTGAATGAACCACCACTACTTGGTAGATTATAATAAGTTGTTGCTGATATCGAAGTTATCGATAAATTTCCTTGAATCTTCTCAGCATTTATATTTTTTGTTGGCATATTATATTAAATCATTATTTTCGTTATTTATAAATATATCAACATAATTTATTGGTTCAGAATCTAACCAAAACCAACCATCAATTGGGTAACTATATGTATCCTTTAATTCTCTTAATAATTCATAAGTTGGTGATGATACACAATTTGGTGCAAAATACCAACCTTCAGATGTTTCTTTATAAAATCCACTTTTATCCATAATTTTTTTTTATTTTTATTAATAAGTTATTGTCCAACCTTTATTTGTCGCTATCAATCTATCACTCGCAGTTAATGATGCCGAACCAGGATTCAATGCAACATTTATATTTTGAGCACCAACAGCTGTACCTAAATTATTTAATATTGTTAATAATGCTGAGTAAGATAAATTACTAGAATTATATGTAATCGCATATCTATTTTCATATGATAAAACTGAAGATAACGCATTAGCACTACTTATCATGCTATTAGTGGTTACAGCTGACATATTAAACGCTGGTATTTCTTCTAATCTAGTAACACCATTAAACATAGCAGTCATATTAGTAACTTTACTAGTATCAAATAAACCTATACTTCTTAATTTAACGCAACTTTGAAACATATATGATGAATTAGTTAATACTGGTGTATTAAATGTTGGTGTTGAATTTAAGGAAAAACAATTATAAAACATATAAGATATATTAGCTGCTTTACTCATGTCTATACTACTTATTGTAGTTAAATTAGAGCAATATATAAACGACCAATAAAATGTAGTACAATTAATAGTATTTAAAGGTGGTAACGATACTATACCACTACTTTGAAAAGCTGAAGTCATATTAGTAACAGCTGACAAATTTAATTCTGGTATTGTAGTTAATTTAGTTGTGTTAAAAAATATACTACTCATATTTGTTACTTTACTAGTATCAATTAATGGTATAGTTGTTAGTGATGAACAACCATTAAACATACTAGTCATATTTAATACTTTACTAGTATTTAATAATGGTATAGTTGTTAGTGATGAACAACTATTAAACATATTAGTCATTATGGTAGCATTTGAGGTATCAATTAAAGGGATAGTTGTTAAACTTGTACAACCATTAAACCAAATATCAAAATTTGTTACACCACTTGTAATTATTTGAGGTATAGTTGTTATTTTAGTTGCACCATAAAACGGATATGCTGCTGACGTAACTTTACTAGTATCAAATAATGGTATATTTACTATGTTACTATCTCTAAACATTTGACCAATACTAGTTAATAATGGTGTATTAAAAGATGGTAATGTTGATAATCTTTTACTATAAGCAAACATACCAGTCATATTAGTCACTTTACTAGTATCTAATAAAGGTAGTGATATAATACCACTACTTTGAAACATACCACTCATAGTAGTAACACTACTAGTATTTAATGACGGTATTGTAACTAAATTTGTTGTACTACCAAACATGCTAGTCATATCAGTAGCTCTTGATGTATCAATAAGTGGTATAGTTTTTAATTTAGCACAACCATTAAACAACCCATTAAAATTAGTCGCACCAGTTGCTGGGTAAATCATAGGAACTTCAACTAACGATGATAATCCACTAAATAATTGATAAACCCCAAGTGCAGTGTTTGCGTTTGAAACATTTATACTTATTATTTTTTTAATACTAGGTACAGAACTAAAAAAGTTTTGAAACGTAGTCATTTTATTAGTACCAACCCATTCAAATTGTTGAAGTAAAGGTGATGGTGCTAAAGTGAATGTGCTTATATCTGTCCCAGATAATTTAATATCAAAATAATTTCTAGGGTACGATGTAGTTTTAACATTAGTATTTAATACATTCAAATTAACAGATGTTAATGTTTGACCACTTTGAGGTGTTATTTTAATAAGTGTTTGTCTATACCCATCGCTAGTTAAAGTAGATGGACTAGCACCACTCCAATAAGCTTGATAAGATGCTATAGTGTTTGCTGAATAATTAATAATCGACCCATCACCCCAATCAACTGTATAGTGACCAGAACAATTGACAGCTAAGTAATTATTTGATATTTCAGTTAAACCCATAAGTAAATAAACAACGCTAGAACCACTAGCAATACTTGGTATTGTCAACCAATCAGATGGTCTTGCATATGTTTCTGGTGTAGTATCTAAATTAACTATTGTATTATCTATTGTAGTTGCTGTAGTTACCACTCTCCTTAAACCAATCATACTTCTTGCACACATATTATATTATATTTTTAAATTTTTTTATTTTTTTAAGATGTAAATGCTGAAAATTGAGCACCTACTGTATCAACTGTTGCTACATTTCTTAATCTAACAGCAACTGGGTGTGTTGAAGCACTAATAGCATTTAAGAAATCATTAGCTGTTAATTCAGCAGTACCAACTGTATTATCAAAAGGTACGTTAACTCTAACATCACTAGCTGCTGGAACAATAAGAGTACCAGTTAATTCTCCACCAGTACCAAAGTTAATACCACCTCTAACATCAGTTGTTAATGGTAACCCTAAAGTACTACCAGTAACATTAGCTGAATATAAATTAAAAGCAACATTGCTTGTATCTTGAAATAACCATTGAACTGTTGAACCAGAATAAAATTGCATCTTAAATACATTAACTGCCATAACACCATCATAATTAATAAATGGTGAAGTAAATTTACAAATTCCAGTACTAGTTGAAATAACAGCTGGTCTAGCATTTCCATTTAACATTTGGACCGTACCAGTATGGTTTAAAATACCAGCTGTCATATTAATACACGAGCCTAATTGTGATATGATATTACCAGTCACATTAAGTATACCATTAGCTGAACTCATCTGAATAGTCCTATTACTAGCATTACCAGTTGGTCCGTATACATTACCAGTTATATTAACAGTAGGTGCTGAAGCTATTAGATTTAATATAAAACTAACATTACCATCAGTAAAAGTAGGGCCATATACATTACCTATTATATTAACAGTATTATTACCGCCTACATAAAAATTACCATTCCTACTATAACCAAAACTTGGTGGATAAACATCACCTATATAATTCAAAACACAAGTACCATATGTTCTCAATGCAGTTGTGTCTTGGTTAGCTGATGATATTTGATTAGGTCCTAGGATATAACCACCATTTATTGATGATAAATTTACTACATCTGGTGAATTTGCATTTATAGCTAATATAATAGCAGTAGCAGCAGCAGCACCAGCTGTTACAATACCATCACCACCATCAAACACTATATCCCTAGACGTGTTTACATCAAATTTACCACCACTTAATGTACCATAAGTAGTTCCAGTACTTTCAGTCATTTCTAAGTTGTAAATATAAGCTACAGTACCAGTTTTTACAGCTGTAACTCTTAATCTATAATAAGTGTAAGACGTTGTATTAGATAACACACCACTTGTATAAGGAGTGTAAGCAACGTTGGCTGTTACAGTATCTAAAACAGTATAGGTTACACCATCATTGGAACCTTCAAAAACCCACGATTGAGGACTTTGGTTTATGTTCTGTCGCCATAAATAATATCTTTTTATAATTTTACCCGTTGGGAATTGATACCCAACATAACAATCTGTTAAGTTAGACGCAACCCAAGCTGTGGCTGTAGTATGGTCAAATACTCTATAAGCATCAGATGTATTTTGACCAGCAAATGCTTCACCACTTGGTAGAAGATTACCAGTCATCAACGGAATAGGCATATTTGGTAAATATACATTACTAATAGTATTCCTTAAACTTTTAACTGTTATATTTTGGTCAACGGTAATAGTAAAACCATTAGAATAAATATCATCAGTACTTAAAGGTAATGACCCACTATCCCAAATGGCTGTGTTACTCCAATTCCCATTAGATATTGCAAATCTAGTAGCCATAATTATTGGTTTTGAATTGTGTTATTTTGAATAGTTATACATTCTGCTAAAGTTTTATTAGATTGTATTTCACTAATTTCATTAGTTGGTAATCCATCAACTATATCAAATTTTTTAATAACGATTGCGTATAAATCGTTACCAATATGGTTAATTACTATACTATATTTTTTCATAATACTTATTTTAATTTTTATTATTTTAATTATATACAGCTATGTATCTATCATTCCAAGATACAGATGTAGCTATTTTTGTTATTATTGTTCCATCCATAAACACTTCTATTCTAGTTATATCCCAAACACTTTCACTTTCAGTGGAACCTAATGGTGCTAATCCACAATAAGAATAAGGTGTTATAAAATCATGTAATCTAGTTTGTGTTACTGAAGGTGTTGATGTAACTATCCTTATTAATCTTTTTTTATATGTTATCATATTATCCTCTAATTAACCTTATCCAAACATTATCATCAACAGCTGTAAACCAATAATTAGGATTATAATGTGATTGACCTTGATAAGTACCAGTTATTGTTGTACCAGTATATTCACCATTTATATCCCAATTAGTTATATCATCCAATAAATCAGATACTGTAGCACCAGTAGTAATATATCCATCAATCATTGGTA